TATGACATTAGGTAATAAACAAAAAGAGTTTGCTAAGTTAGTTCCTAGACTAATAGATAAAGCTCATGAGTTAGGTTATGAAGTTACTTTGGGGGATACTTATAGAGATCCTAGAGTCTTCGGAAATGTTGGAGAGTCTAAAGGATATGGTGCATCTTATAGTTGTCACAAGTCTAGGTTGGCTATTGATCTTAACTTGTTTAAAGATGGTAATTTTTGTAGTGAAGATGCTGACCATAAACTATTAGGTGAATGGTGGGAACAACAACATCCTGACGCTTGTTGGGGCGGTAGGTTCAATGACGGGAATCATTATTCTTTCACTTATGATGGTAGAAAGTAATGTTAATATTTTTAATTAAATCTATTATAGGACACATTATGTTTAAAAGATTAAAAGAAAAACTTAAAGCTTCAACTACATCAGCCACTATGGGTGTAGCAGGTGGTCTAGTTGCACTAGGAGTTATTCTAAACGATCATCCAGAAGTTATTAAAGCTTTGATTCCAGAACACTATCAGGGTATATCTATTGCTATTCTAGGTGTAGTAGTAGCACTAGCCCGTATGCGAACACTAGGTAAATAAACAATGGCTAAGATTACTTTAACTAACATCGGTAGTGGGTACGGTACTTCTACTATACACAACGCTAATAACGATACAATAGAAGCAGCCATAGAGAATACCTTAAGTAGAGATGGTACAGGCCCTAATCAGATGGGTGCTAATCTGGACATGAACAACCATCGGATTACTAATCTACCTAATGCAGTAAATAATCAAGAACCTATTACTTTAAGTCAAGCTGCTTCACTAAATGGATTTACTATAGCAGCTACATCAGGGGCAATAGGTGCAGTATTGTATCCGCGAACAGCAGCAGAGATAACGGCAGGGGTGACACCGACGGATTACGGCTACCCGGCGGGCGATATAAGGAGATACGGAGCCAAGATAGATGGCACAACAAATGACACAACATCTGTACAGTCGGCAGTAAACTCCGGGCACAAGGTCTTTCACCCCGGAGGCACTTGCATCGTAGAGCACGTTGTTTTGGCGACCGGGACTGTTATACATGGCTGTGGCGCTGCGGCGGTATTCAAGCTGAAGTCTGGCGCAAGCAGCCCGCAGATCCTAGACACAGTATCAAGCAAGTCGAGCATCACGCTGGTTGATATCGGTTTCGACTGCAACAACGTGACGAGCGGCATTGCCGTAAACCTGTTCGCGGCCGTCAACGTCAAGATTGCTCGCTGTCGATTTACCAGCAAATACGGCGTCTATTTGTTAGGTGCATACAAGAATGTACAGATCCACGAAAACACGTTCGACGCTAACAATTACGGGGTGATTACTGAAAACTCAAGCACGGGACAAGATGTTTCCTTAGTAGGCAACACGTTCGTTGACTGTACGGCCGATGGCATAGAGATAAATTGTCCAACGGGGTCTGCTAAGAATTGGATAATTCAGGGCAACATTTTCGATAATATCGGATCTAATGGCGCAACGTCAGGATTCGGAATTGGTGCATCCGGTGGCACCAGCTATATTGACGGAGTAGTTATCTCTGGGAACACGTTCCATGCGTGCGATCACCAAGGCATCCACATCGAAGACGGGTGCAGGAATGTAAGCATCATCGGTAACACGATAAAAGACACAGGCAACGGTGGCACGCAGTCATACATCTGTGGCATTTACATCGCAGCCACTAGCGCGGGGCGCGAAATAAGCAACGTATTAGTTGCCAATAACACAATCGTCGGCGTGTCAGATCAGGATTACGGAATCTACTGCTCTGGATCAGTGACGCTCTGGGGCGCGCAGATTGTCGGAAACACAATTTCAACGTCGCTGTTGTATGGAATTTTCCTCGGCTCTGTTTTGCGAGGTCATTCTGTAAGCCACAACACGGTCGTAGATAGCACCGGCCCCGGTATAAGGGTTCTCGGAACGAAGGGGTCAATAATCGGAAACATCTGCACGGTGAACACAGGCACGCAAACGTATGGACTTGAGTTCAATACCGGCACAGATTTAGTAGTCGATGGCAACATACTGACCGGCAACACCACGGGCGCGGTACTGGTGACGGCGGGCCTAACGACTAGCATCGTTAGAAACAATCGCGGATACGTCACGGAAGCGAGCGGTAATCCGTCCATCGCTAGCGGCAGCACATCTGTCACCGTTACGCACGGACTAAGCGTAACGCCACTTGGCAGGGACATTATGGTAATGGCATTCAGTAACCCGACAAATGCTATTGGGTCGCTGTGGGTGTCCAATATCACCAGCACGCAATTTAACATCAATTGCGAAAACGACCCCGGAGCGGGCGGGGTGTCACTTGTATGGAACTACAGACAAACGTAACCCTCTCCCAGAAACAGCAGCTATTCACCCGTGACGTTGGTCGTAATAACTAAGTGCTAACTAATAATGAAGTATGTTCTAGTTATATGGGATGATGCTTCAGTACATGATGAGTCTACTGATGATATAAGTTATGTATCTACTATAACTTATACAGTAGGAATACTGGCACAAAAAAATAGGGACGGCGTAGTTCTTTTCACAGACTACGTACCGTCCCTTAAATCATATCACACTAAGATGTGTATACCTAGAGGAATGATTAAAAAGATTGTTCCTTTGGTAGAGTCTTCTTCTTCTTCTTAGGGATCTTTTCTAGATCCTTCTCTACCATAGTTACCCACTTATCTAGTTCTTTAGCTAGTTTACGTGCCTTACTAATATCATCTACAACAGTATAATCTCCATTGTGATAACATTCAAAAGTTAGACTTGAATCTGAATCGAAGACTTGTAAGCGCCATTCGTGAAATGCGAATAGATCTTTCTTTGGTGGAGTCGATGCAGTTGTACGACAAATTAAACCATCACCTATATCTACAATCTTACTCATACTTTCTCCTTTCCTAGCCTAGCTAGTTCTCTTTCAGCAAACCAAATTATCTTACGTAAATCATAGGCACGATCAGTGCCTTTTTTATTGCCTAAACGATATGCAGCTTTGAATATGTTACCTACTGCAAAGTTCATGTTACGATGTTCTATTAGATCCTGTACCTCCTTAGCATCAGGTGGTAGTTCATAGTAACTACTAGACCAACCCGTTTGTACTTGATCTTCCTTCTTATCAAACTGTCCCTCGTAAGGCCAGTTCTCTACAGTACTATCTAGTTTAACTGGTCCATACATGCTTTCTCTTAGTATACTCATTTACTGTGTACCTTTGGTCCTGAGAAAATCTTCTTACCGTCTGGCGGTCCCTTATCTAGATAATCATAGGGTGCTTTAGCTTTGTAGTTCTTCAATCCTCCGGGTAGTTTATCAGTGAACGCTGAGTTACATTTAGGACATAGACCACAGACTTCCTTTGGTCCAAGTAGTTCATCCCATATATTACCACAGTTAGTACACTCACAAGACCATAGTTTATTCATAGTTAGATTATCTCACATTGATTACCAACACAAGCTAACTCTTGCGATGAAGTTGTTACATCTGACTCCTCTCCAATATTAAAATCAATTGAGTCAAAGTTGACTTTCTTTTGTAACTCCGCAATCTGTTCCTTACTAATTGCCTCATACGGTGCCTGTTGATATACATGGTTGTCCTTTGGAAAGAAAGAGATTCCACTAATATCATCAAAGTTTTTATAAACCCAAGCCGCTACATCTAACCACTCATGTTCTTCAACCATAATAGTACATGAAGGTTTATGTTCACACCAGTATTTATCATAGAATCTCCACCGTTCTAATTGCTCAATTGCATTGTGAGCTTTATAGTGCTTAGGTGTACGTTCACTAGCATCTATATAGAAGGAGAATACAAACGCTCCGGGGTTATTGATATCCACTTCGTATGGAACTCCGGCTTTAGTAAGAGCCTGACAGAGAGGGTCCTTTTGGTCGGCCCTGACACGCCGTACATAATATGACGCAAAAGGCTCGTGGATACCGGAGCTACACGAGACCAACTGAGAGACGGTGCCACTGGGTTTAACACAAGTGATTGCAGCACTAACTGGTATTCCAAGGTGATTGGCATATTCTTTATTAACCTCGACACACTTAGTACGTAGTTTATTTAACCATGTCTTAAGTGTATCACTAGGATTCCTTGTTGTTGGATTGTCACAGATACCTGTTAAGCTAACACCAAGTAGTCGTTCTTCTTCTGTATTCTTCTTCCACTTACTAGACAGATATCGGAAGTTAGTAAACGTAGCTTGGATTGTACCTAAGATAGTAGCTATCTCAACCTTCCTTTCTAGATCTTGTAGTCCATCAGTAGGACGGATCACTACCTCTGTTAGATTACAGAACTGTTTAGAGCGTAGGATAATCTCAGAGCAAGGGTTAGTGCCAAAGTCTTGTAGTTCCCTACGTTCAGGGATCTTATTCTTCATGGCATACCTGCTAAAGATACCACGCTCACCTGATTTGCTCTGGTATAGAGCACTCCACTCAGAGAGAAAGGAACCTAAATCAGGCTTCTCACTGTAGCACACAGAGTTATTAGCTAGTGCCCGTTGTGCATTAGAGATCCAGAACTGTCCATCCTTAGCGTGACGCATACGATCATCAGTTAGATTACTTAGACTTAGTAATGCAGAGCGACGAACACCACCACATACTACTACTTCTGCAATCTTACAGATTAGATCATGAGCTTCAATTGAGTGTAATTTCCTGCCAGCCGCGTTTTGAAAGAGCTTAATGGTGTATTTGAATAGCGCATCGAGTGGTGCAGGTCCGCTACTTCTACCACCAAAAGTTCGTAAGACCGCTCCTGCTGGTCGGACCTTGGATAAGTCCCACTTCGGAATTTGTCCCATATATAGAAGGCTAATGAGCTGTCGAAAAGACGAGGCCCATCCAATCTTGGAGTCCGGTACAGAGATAACTGTATTAGCTTCATGTAAACTTTCCGCTACTTCAGGTAGTTGTTCAATGTACTTACGTTCTACTGAGAATCCTACACCAGTACCACACATTAGAATATAAAGTATCTCATCGAATACACGAGCATCATCACAAGCAACATAAGCACAGTTATAACCCGCTACATTATCACGTTCTAGTGCTGGCCCTGCTGTCATTAGGGCACGCATACTAGGCATAACTTCTAGATTAAGAATAGCCTGACGTACATCCTCAGTCAACTTAGACTTACGGGTAAACTTAGCTTCCTGTTCCTTCATGAATGAGAAGTATCTATCTACAGATTCTTCCCATGTCTCACGTCTACCTACATCAGGTAGGTATCTAGCATACCGAGACTTATGTATATAAGCTTGATATACACTAGGTAGTTCTTTAGTCTTCATTTCATTCCTCATTTGAAATACTCTCAATCATCATTAGTTTAGCTAGATCTAATAAACCTAAACGAGAAGTGACAGGTGAACTACTCCAACCAGAACTGACTGAACCTTCTTTATTAGTGAAGGCAACGACTAGACAATCCATATCATCAGCAAACTCTAAAGCATTTATTAGAATTTGATTTGGAGATAATTCACTACCAAACTTACCAGTAACTACTTTATTACTCACGGTTTCTCCATTGTTCTATTGTACCTAGACCATCACAAGCAGGACACCTTTCAGAATCTAAACCTCTGCAAACAGGACAGGGAACTTCGATAGGTTCCTTATACTTATATTTACTAGGTTTCTTCATCAATAGAGTTTCTAATAAATCCTCTATCTTCGAGTTCTTGTTCGTCATCATCAACCTCTGGTATAAATTCCTCTTGAATAAAGTAAGCGAACCTATCTTGAAACTTATCTATAAGTTCTAGTGAACTAACTCCTAGTATATCTACTACATAGTCCGGGTCCATTAGAGAATACTTATATCTCCATTCCTCATACTCAGCCCTTGTTAATTTTATTGTCATACTCTCTCCGTAATAATCCTAATGGGATTGTTTCATAACCGAATCTACCTTTATCATAATGGTTTAATACTACAATACCACGCCAGTAACTTGTCATAGATCCTAAAGCGTATTCATCTACGTGCTCGAAAAAACAACCTACGTTAAGCACTTCTTGTAAATGTTTCTTACCGTGTCGGTGTGCTGCCTTATAGTCTAACTTATGCGTGTGACCAAATACAACCGAAGTATCGCACAACTCCAATACTTTTGCTGTTGCAGTTTTCCCACTAACAGGTTTGCCTCCTTCATTGATAGGTGCATGTGTGAACGCGACAGCCTTATGTGTATAATAGGATTTGTAAGGAACGATCTTCCATGTATCGGCAATACCAATTTGATCTGCATAATCTAATTGCCTTTCCATAATAGGATTAATATCTATGTATCTCCTAATCCTATCTTCATGATTACCTTCTGTTAGGATATGCTCAACAGAGCCATATAGATCTGGGGTATTACTACCAATACAATAGTTACTTAGAAAGGTACGCATACTATGGATATCTTTATAGTATCTACGGTTTTCCATTAGCTTACGCTTGTCCCTGTCCCAAGCTGATAGGGAATCAAACGTACCGAAGTCACCAATAAATACTATTCTGTCAGGTTTAATATCGTGTACTAACCTACCTAACCATGTTGCTCTACGTAATGATTGGTCTGGTGCTACATGTACATCACCAACTACAATAGTTTTATCTGACATGTTTAAACCATTCCTTATCAACTTGACCTATAGAATATTCTATATTGTTTTCTTTACACCAGTCAGTGTACTTTGTTTTAGATCCTTTACGTAACACGTTGTCTCTCATGAATACCATATAGAGTTTATAATCTTTACACTGTTCATTAACTGCCTTCATCTTGTGCCTACTTTCAGTGGACCATCTACCCTTAGCTTCAATGATAATCTCTTTGTTCACAATAAAATCAGGTAGGTAAGTCTTCTTCTCTATCAAGGAAGTGTTACCACAAGTACAGTATAGATTAGATCTACGTGATGGCACAGTCACAGATAGTTTGTAAGGTTCATATTTATATGGTACTCCTAGTTTAATTAACTGTTGCTCTATAGTTTTTTCCCATGTGTTCCTTAGTTTGCGAAACTTTTTCTTTGCCATATATACACCTACTACAAGAACAATCTACAAATAAAGATAATACAAATACTATCATTAGTGATCTAAATAATCTCAGGTACATCTGG